GTCCCGGCCCGCATACGAAAACCTGCGCACATGTGCGCAGGACTGCAGACACAAAAAAGCCCGGGCGATCTCTCGCCCGGGCTGTTAGCTTTTCAGGTTTGGCTCACTCGCCTTTGATCGCCTCGGCGAAGGCGTCCAGCGCGGCCTTCTGTTTCAGCGTGAAGTGTTTCGCGTTTTTCTTCTGCGCCGCGCGCATCTGCGCCACCTTGCTCTCGAGATAGGCCATCACTTCGCCCGCGTTGACCAGCGTCGGCACGGCGGGCGTTGCCGTCTTGGGCATGGACGCGTTGGCTGCGCTTTCCTGCAGCGTCGGGCCATCCTGCGTGGTGGATGCGGGCGGCGTCACCTTGGTGCCCCGCTTGCGGCCCGCCTTGTTCCCGTTCGTGATCCCGGCTTCGGCGACGCGAAGCTTCAGACGATTACCCGCGAGAGACCAGAAGGACGAATACTTTTTCCGGCCTTCCGTGGTCGTGACCAAGGCGCGATTGGCTTTCGTGTTGGCCAGCTCCGCCTTGGCGCAGACCACGCCAGCGCGGAATGCGAGCGAATATTCCGGGGGAAGTACGCCCTTGACGGCTGCGGATTTGATCAGCGCCACCTCTTTCTCAAATTGCTTTTCGCCAGCGAAGCCAGCATTGGCGAATTTGGTGAGAGTGCCCGCGTCAATCGTGTACGTTTTCTTAGCCATTGTGTTTAGTCCTTTGTCATGCCGGGCGGCACCGCGCCGTCCGGTGACAATCAACCTAATCATATCTTCGCAACTTGCAAGGCCTTGCGCACCAGTGCGACGGAAACAATCTTCGCGCATTGTTTCGCATCTCGATATATCGCCGCGATATATCGCATTTCCGCGCCATGCCTCGCCCCTGCAGCGCGGCGTTGCGTGGCGCGCATCCCCCCGCCCCGCCGGGCCCGTGCCGCCCATATCCAGTAAGCATCCTTATTTCTGACGCCGACCCCCACCCGGGGGGTTTCGTTTAAAACCACCATGGGGCCGTTCGGGTGTTGCTCACACCCGCAACGAAAATTTCCCCAAATTAGATTTTCAAGATTTTAAAACTCCTCAAACCCTCGCAACTCCCTCCCCCGGCCGCCCCGACCTGTTTTCGCCGCTCGAACCGGGCCCCAGAAAACCACCATGAGTGATAGGAGCTACTCAGATATAGACAACAGCGCTCATCGCACGTACATTCGGTCATAACACGTACATGAAGGTCTGACATGAACGCCGTCGCAACCATCGACCCAGAGCTCGACCTCGGCTACCCCGCGACGCTGCCGCTGGAGCTGGCGCTGCGCATCGCGACCCCCAAGAAGATCTGCGAAGCCTACGGCATCTCGAAGCCCGAGTTCGAAACCCTGTGCCGGAACCCCACCTTCATCGAAGACATGAAGCGGGCCCGGGAGCTGGTGCGCAGGGAGGGCATGAGCTTCAAGCTGAAGGCCATGATCCAGTCCGACGAGCTGCTCAAAACCTCGTGGGGGATGATCCACAACGCGGCCTTGCCGGCGACGGTCCGCGCAGATCTGATCAAGTTCACGGTCCGTGTGGCCGGGCTGGACGCCAGCAAGGATCAAGGCGGAGACGGTGCTGACAAGCCAACCTTCAGCACCACTGTGAACCTGTAAGGGACCCATGACGCACGAGCAAATCACCTACACGCCGCCGCGGACCATCAAGAATTTCATCCGGCATCACCGCAAGGGCGAGCTCTTCTACTCGTTCATCGTCGGGCCGGTCGGTTCGGGCAAGACGACAGGCATCTTCTTCAAGCTCATCGCCATGGCCAAGATGCAGCAACCGTCCAAGGACGGGATCAGGCGGTCGCGGGCGGTCGTCGTGCGGAACACGTTGCCTCAGCTCAAGGACACCACGCTCAAATCGTGGGATTACTGGTTCAAGGACGGTCAGGCCGGGACGTGGAAAGAGACCGAGAAGAAGTTCACGCTGCGGTTCGACGACGTCGAGTGCGAGGTGCTCTTCAGGGCGCTCGACACCCCGGCGGACATCGCGCGCGTCCTGTCCCTTGAGATCACGTTCGCGATCATCGACGAGTTCGTGGAGATCCCGCAGGCCATCATCGACGCATTGTCCTCACGTCTCGGCCGGTACCCCTCGGCCAAGGATGGCGGGGCGACCAACTGGGGCATGTGGGCGTCCAGCAACCCCTCCACCGAGGACAACTGGTGGTTCGACTTCCTGCACAAGGACCTGCCGGGCAACGCGGAGTACTTCTTGCAGCCCTCGGGCTTCTCACCGGACGCGGAGAACCTCGAGAACCTGCCCGGCGGGCGGGAATACTATACCAATCAGGCCATCGGGAAGTCGAAAGCCTACGTCGCGCAGTTCCTTGAGGCCAGATGGGGCTTCTCAGTGATCGGTCAGCCGGTGATCCCGAGCTTCGACCCGGAGATGCACGTGAGCGCCCATCGGCTCATTTTCGACCCGATGCTGCCGCTTGTGGCCGGATTTGACCCCGGGCTGGGCGGTTCGGCCTTCATATTCGGCCAGCAGACCCTCGACGGGCGGCTTCGGGTGCTCGGGGAGCTGGTGCAGAAGAACATGGGGGCGCGGCGCCTCGTCGACGAGCGGCTCAAGCCGTTCCTCAGGGCGAAATTTCCGGATGCACAGTTCGTGATCGCGCCCGACCCGGCATCGAGTTACCGCAACAACGCGGACGAGCAGACCGTGCTGGAGGTCTTGCGCAAGAGTTTCGACATCTCCGTCGAAAGCAACAACCGGCTGTCCCTCAGGATCGACGCACTGGAGCACTATATGACCCGGATCGTGGGGTCGGAGCCTGCATTCGTCGTCGACCAGCAGGCGTGCCCGGTCTTCCTGCGGGCGCTGAGGGGCGGCTGGCGCTATGCGCTGGACCCGAAAACTGGTAACCAGAGGTCACCCGAGCCGGATAAGAAAAACCCGTACTCTCATCCCGGTGACGCCGGGGGGTATCTGGCTCGGTACTTCCATCGTGAGGGCCAACGTGAGATAAGGCGGAAAAAGCGCTCCACAGGCACGGTCCAGCGCGCCCAGAACATCTACCATTTCACGTGAGGCCACGGCTATGAACCAGATGAACCCCAAGCTGCCACCCGTGACAGTGGATGCGGCCCCCGGCGAGGACGTCCCGGTTCGCACGCTCAACCCGGCCGAGATGGCTGTCATCGGCGCCAAACTTCGAGAAACGTTCGAAGAATACAAGAAGGACCGGCAGAACGCCGAGCACAACTGGATCAAGAACCTCCGTCAGTTCGCAGGCAAGTACGACCCGGAGATCGAGCAGAAACTACCTCCCAACATGTCACGAGCTTACCCCCGCATCACGCGGGTGAAGGTGCTTCTGACGCTCGCGCGGATCATGAACCTGATGTTCCCGGGTAACGAGAAGAACTGGGAGATCAAGGCGACCCCGTCCGCGGACATCACCCCTGAAGACGTCATGAAGAAGCTGCAAGAGATCGCGCAGCTGGACGCGGCGGTCGCGCCCGAGGGCGAGCCCGGGCAAGGTCAGGCGGCTCCTCCCGAGGGGCAGCCCGGCCCGGCTGCAGGTATGCCGCCCATGCAGGGTCCGCCCAAGCCGCAGGTCACAGCGGCCACGGTCCGCGCCGCGGTGCAGGAGATCGCAGAAGAGCGGGCCCGGGAGCTTGAGATCGAGATCGAGGATCAGCTCGCGGAGATGGGTGGGGATCACAACCCCGACTACATCGCACTGGTGCGGTCGGTCCTGCGGTCCGGGATCATGTACGGCCCCGGCTTCCTGCACGGACCATTCGCGCAGCCGACGACCATCACGACGTGGGACGTCGACGGAGGCAGGCCGCGCGTGCGCGAGCAGACCACCTACCGCCCGTCGTTCGACTTCATCTCGGTCTGGGATTTCTATCCGGATATGAACGCCAAGAGTTTCGCAGACATGGAGGGGTACTGGGTGCGCAAGATCCTGACGCGGGCCCAGCTGCGCGAGCTGGGGCGGCGGGAGGACTTCTTCGAGGATCAGGTCAAGGCTGCGATCAAGCATCATTCGGACGGCAACTACAAGCCGGAGAACTTCGAGAACTCCCTGCGGGACATCGCTGCAGGCGAGGAGCGGTCGGCCAAGCCGGGTGGCAGCAGGTACGAGGTGATCTGCTATTACGGGACAATCAGCGCCAAGGACCTGAAGCGCGCGGGCGCCGAGGTGCCCAGCGACAAGATGTCGGATGACGTCGAGGCCGAGATCTGGATGGTCGGCACCAAGATCATCAAGGCCGACATCAACACGTGGCGGAAGCTCGGCGAGGACGTCCGCACCATCCACACCTTCGTGTTCGACGAGGACGACACCACTCTCGTGGGCAGCGGTCTGCCGGCCGTCATGCGCGACAGCCAGATGTCGGTCTCCGCGGCGGCGCGGATGGTGCTGGACAACGGGTCGATGGTCTGCGGGCCGTCAATGGAGATGAACGAGGATCTGCTCAGACCTGATCAGGATACGACCAGCATAGGCTCGCACCGGATCTACTACCGCGAGGGAGTAGGTCAGGACGCCAATGTCCCGGCGATCCGGAACATCTCGATCGACAGCCACATCACGGAGCTTCTGCAGATCATCCAGCTCTACATGGACTTCGCGGATCAGGAGACCTTCGTGAGCCCGCAAGCGGGCCAAGAGGCGCCCCGCGGGACCGCAGAGCCCATGCGGACGGCTGCTGGCGCGAGCATGCTGCGCGCCGACGCGGCCCTGCCATTCAAGGATGTGGTGCGGAACTTTGACAGCTTCACCCAGTCGGTCATGCAGTCGCTCATCACGTTCAATCAGGTCTTCAACCCCCGGGTACCGAAGGGTGACTACAACGCGGTGGCGCGCGGCGCGACCAGCCTCATTGCCAAGGAGGTTCGGGGCCAGCAGATGGACCAGCTGGCGACGACGCTCACGGACGACGAGCGCTTGGACGTCGATACGCGCAAATTCACCGAGGCCCGGTTCGCGGTGCGGGATCTTCAGGGGCTGCTGGTGGCGCCGCAGGAAGCCGAGCGTCGTCGCAAGGCACGCGATGGGGCACAGGCCGAGGCGCAGGCTCAAGCGAAGCAGATGTTCGAGGCGGAGCTGCGCAACGTCCTCACCGAGGCGGCGAAAAACATCGCCCTCGGCGAGAAGAGCATGACCGCGGCCCAAGCCCAGACAGTCAACACAGCGCTGGATGCGCTAGAGCGAGGAGTAATGCCGGATGTCGAGCAACAGCCCCAAGGAGAGGGAGGCGGAGCTTCTTAACGAGATCAGGAAGTACCTCGGAACACCTGAGATCATCCTTGTCCGCAAGTGGATGGATGCGTTGCTTGAAGGTGCCAAGGATGATCTCGTAAATTGTCCTCCTGACAAACTACAAAGCACTCAGGCCGAAGCACTGGTCTACAGAAATATATTGCGTAAGTTGGATCGTGCAGCTTACAAACAAGACCAATATCTGAAACAACAACTGGAAAAGTAACCGGAGAGCACAATGACCACCAAACCGAAAGCTGATGATTTCGACACCGCGTTCAGCGAGGCGTCCAAAAACGATGACGAGCAGGTCACTGACGACACAGCTTCGGACGATGGTGCGTCCGACGGTGCGGATGATGAAGCTGCCGCGGCTGCCGCGGCGGCGGAGGAGGGTGACGATGGTGCAGCCGCAGATGATGACGCCGCGAAGGGCGGGGAAGACGCCGACGCTGGTGCTGGGGGTGATCCTGATAGCGACGCTGCTGGCGATGGCGGCGCAGGAGAGAAGGGCGGCAAGGAAGATGACGCCGCGAAAGGTGACGACGAGCCGCTGACAAACGAGCAGCTGCTCGAACGTATGTCGCAGCTTCTGGGCAAGGGTTCAGCTGAGCAACACCAGCAGCAACAGACGCCCAAGGGCGCCGACGACAAGGGCGCCGACGACAAGGGCGCCGACGACAAGGGCGCCGACGACAAGGGGACGAAAGAGGAAGCGCCGCCCCTCTACACCGAGGAAGAGCAGCAGCTGCTCGAAACCTATCGGAACGACTGGCCGGACATCGCGCGGGCCGAAGCCCTGTCGCGTCGTCAGGAGTACCAGCAACTGATCCAGTTCGTGTTCGCTCAGGTCAAGCAGGCGCTCGACCCGATCAGCGAGACCGTGTCGGTGATGTCGGATCACGCGCATCTCTCGCAGCTGCAGGAGCAAATCACCGACTATGATGATGTTCGTGATAAGGTCGTGAAGTGGGTCGAAGACCAACCTACCTACTTGCGGGCAGCTTACGAGCATGTTATCACTCAAGGTACTGCAGAAGAAGTTGCAGACTTGGTGGAGCGGTACCGGAAGGAAAACGGGGTCGAGCCGCCGAAGGCCAAAGCTTCTTCCGACGAACAACGACAACAGTCTCAGGACACTGAGCTGCCCGCAGCCACCAAAAAAGCGGCGGCTGGTCTGGCTCCAGTCAGGTCCAAACGGTCAACGCCTCAAGGGTCCGCCGATCCGGCAGATTTCGATGCGGCATTCGCGGAGTTCGCGAAGAAAATTTGATCATTTTGGTCTAGGAGCAGAACATGATCTATGGTGACATCTCCCCGGCAATCGCGGCCTACTCGGTCGTTCGCATGCTCAAGCGTGCCATGCCGTACCTCTGCCTCGAAAAGTTCGGGCAGACCTATGAGCTTCCGACGAACAACACGCAGACCGCGAAGTTCCGTCGGTACTTCCTGCAGGGCGCAACCGGCTCGGCCGGTGACGGCAACGCGCAGGCGGATTTCAACATCCCGGTGCGCATCCAGCCCCTGATCGAAGGCGTCACGCCGCAAGGCTCGCGTCTGGCCAATCAGGACTACACGATCACGCTGCAGCAATACGGCGACTTCATCACGATCACCGACGTGATCGAGGACACGCACACCGACCCGGTTCTGCGTGTGTCCACCGACGTGCTCGGCGAGAGCGCGGCGATGACGCTGGAAACCCTGCGCTTCAACGTCCTGAAGGCCGGCACGAACGTCTTCTACGCCAACGGTGTGGCAGGTCGCGCGAACGTCGTGGCCCCGATCTCGCTCGCAGATCAGCGCCGCGTCACGACCGGTCTGAACCGCCAGAACGCGAAGAAGATCTCCTCGGTCGTTGCGTCCACCCCGGACTACAACACCAAGTCGGTCGAAGCGGCCTACATGGCGGTCTGCCACCCCGATCTGGAGACCGACATCCGCTCCATGGCAGGCTTCAAGCCCGTCGCGGATTACGGCCCCCACACCTCGCCCTTCGAAGGCGAGATCGGCTCGGTCGAGCAGGTCCGCTACTTGACCTCCACGGTCATCGAGCCGTGGGCGGATGCAGGCGGCGCCGCGGGTACCAACCGCTCGACGGGCGGCACCAACGCGGACGTCTACCCGATCCTGTACTTCGGCCGCGACGCGTTCGGCATGGTGCCTCTCAAGGGCAAGTCGTCGATGACCCCCATGGTCGTGAACCCTAAGCCCTCCCCGGGCGATCCGCTCGCTCAGCGTGGCACCGTGGGCTACAAGTTCTGGAACGGGACCATCATCCTGCAGGAAGCCTTCATGGCGCGTCTGGAAAGCACGGCGACCGCATAACGGGAGGGGCCTCCGGGCCCCTTTCAGTTGCCCTCAGCAAAGGAACCTGAACCATGAACTACACTGCAAACGCAAACGCCGGGTCCTTCGACATGGCGAACATCATGTCCGGCACTCTCACGTCGGACGGGACGGAGCTTGTGGTCCGCACGGGCTTCCGCCCTCGCGCGGTCACGCTCTTCAACGCTGACGCGGCTGCCAAATACGAGACTGTCGACACGATGGCCGGTGCGGCCTTCCAGACGGTCACCGGCGGCACTCAGACGGTTGTGGCCGACCTGATCACGATCAACGACGACGGCTTCACGGTGGCTGCGTCGATCATGGCCGACACCGAGGGTTACCACTTCCTCGCGATGCGCTAAGAGTTGGGGGGGCTTCGGCCCCCCTTCCACCCTTCGAGGATCTGACAATGGAAACCGAGGTTTCGGGGCCGGGGATGCTGATCATGACAGATGAAATCAAGGTCAAGGCCGCAGGCAACGGGTACACCGTTGAGATGCGTGACCCTGACATCGAGAAGCAAAATGCGAAGGCCGACGGGCCTTATCGCAGCCCCTACGTCGAGTTCGTCTTCACCAAGAAAGAAGAGCTCTTCGAGTTCCTCGACAAAGCCATGGACAAGCTGTCGAAGGGCGACGAGTACGACACTGCATTTTCACGAGCAATGACAGAGGAAGCTTCCGATGATTGATGACGAGGACGAGACCACCAAGAGCGAAGTCATCGCTGACGACGAGAACGAGCAGGCGCCGGCGCCCGCGGCGAAGAAGCCCGCGGCGAAGAAGCGGACCACGAAGCCCAAGAGCGACCGGGTCGAGATCCTCCTTGAGGAGAACGATGACATCCCCCCGACCGGGCTGTTCTTGGGCCTGAACGGTCGTGGCTTCATGCTGCGCCCCGGCGAGAAGGCCTCCGTTCCGATCGGGATCGTGGAAATTCTGGAGAACGCGGTCACCTCGACCGCGGTTCTCGACCCCGCGACGAAACAGGTTATTGGCTATCGCGATCGTTTGAAGTACCCTTTCCGCAAGCTCTAACGCGGAAGGTGCCTCATGAACGTCGGCGAACTGCTCTTCGAGCTGAGGCACAACATCTTGCACGACCGGAGCAATCAGGTCGGCGGAGATGGGAATGATCGTCTCTGGAGCGACGCGACGCTCGTAAGATACATCGACGAAGCTCAGCGGCGCCTAGCGCGGCTGGGCTTTGTCATTCTGGATCACCGCAACGAAGAGGCATGCGTCCTGCAGACGGTCGCCGGGCAGGCTGATTACGATCTACACCCTTCGGTCTTGGCCGTGGTCTCCGCGCGGCGCGACGGGCAGAACGGGGACCTACTCCGTGTCGGTCACGCGTCTGTGGGCGGCTATCAGCTTCCCGGCGTCCAGCCGTCCATGGGTGAGAACATCGTAGGCCTACCGCAGGGACCGGCGCTCGCGTTCCAGACTGACGAAGGTCTCAGCGAGGACTGTGACGGCAGCGTCGGCGTCGCGACCATGAAGCTCTTCCCGACCCCTGACAGCGAGCAGACGATCCGCCTGCGCGTGATCCGGGAGCCGATCTATCGCCTCCACGTGGACGATCTCGAAGCGGTCCCTGAGGTCCCCGAGCACCATCACATCGAGATGCTGGACTGGGCTGCGTACCTCGCTCTGCGCATCGTAGATGTTGACGCGGGCAGCCCGAACAGGGCAAAAGAATTTCAGACCTCGTTCTCTTCGACGGTTGCTCTAGCCCGCAGAACCTCTATGCGGAAACTTCACGCACCTAGCCGCCCCGGTTTCGGGGAACGTGGCTGGTCATGGGAGAGATGAGATGGCAGGAAACAATGAGACACGTCAGCGCCGAGGCCAAGCTGCGGTCAGTCCAGCTATGCCTCCAGCGGTGACTGGGCCGGCGCCTCAGGCTGATGCCGCGCAGCAGCGCGCGGAGGCTCTGCGCGGCGTACTCCCGGACTTCATGTCTCAAGCAGGGCAGGCGATCGTCAACACGATCCCATTCGTGAACCCTACATCGCGTGCAGCGCAGCAAGACCTTGGCAATCGACTGGTGGCGAATGTCGCAGGTCTTGCAGGTGCCACCGATCTGTCGGCTGAAAGCTTTCGCGCAGCTGATGCGGCTCGGGCGGACATGGTCGCGGCGGTTGAAGAAGGTAGAAGTCCTGCACAGGGAGGTCCGTCTGCCCCGCGTCGAACGCGTGGGCAAGGTACCACCGGCGGCACACCAACGGCGCAGACGACAGGGTCACCTCTCACGGATGCGTCGCTACCTCCGCTTACGCCTGAGCAGATCCGAGCCAACGCCGCGGCAGAGCTTTCGCAGTACAACGTCGCGGAGCTTGCAGCCTTGCAAGGTATCCTGCCTGCTGAACGGGCGCCCATGTCGGTGCAGGATCAGATCGCACAGACGGCGTTCGACTACGTCATGCGCGATTACGCGGCGGGGACTGGCCCGAATGCCAGTGTCGAGCAAGCCGCTTCGGCTGAGCAACTCGCCTTCCAGAGGCTCCTCGCACTGATGGGTGAGAGCGCACTGCTGCTGCCAACGGAGTGATTTGTGACAACAGACCCGTTCACCGGTCAATTCACCTCTGTCTTCGCAGGCGGGGGCCGAGGCTTGCCGGACCCCAACATCCAACGGCGATGGGATAACGCGCCCGGCACTGTGCTGAGCCGGGGTCTCGGTCGTGGATTTGACGCGATCCAGCGGAACCTCGGGACGACTATCGAAGGTCTGGGTAACACGACCGGTACTCAGGCTCTGAGCACCTATGGTGCAGGGTCGGTCGCGCGCAACCAAGCTGAGATCGACGCCTCCCGGGCGATGGAGGGTGACGGCATCGCCACCTTCCTCGGGAGTATCCTCAGCGAGAACGCACCTCAACTGGCTGCGAGTGCAGGTCTACCGGCCGCGGGCGCTGCTGCCGGCACTGCGCTAGGCCCCGGAGGTACCGCTATCGGCTTCGGCCTCGGTACTGCGGCGTCGTTCCTGTTCAACTACGGGCAGCTCGCTGGTGAGAACCGTGAGGCACAGAAGGCCGAGAACGTTCGACTGGGGGTCGACACACCGGTAGATGAAGGCGCCGCGTTCGGCACGGCTGTAGGACAGTCGGCGCTTGAAACCCTTGGTGGTGTGATACAGGCCCGGCTGGTGACGCGGGCAGGTCGTCAGGCGACCACGCTCTTCTCACGAGAAGGTGCGCGGCAGGTCGGTCGTGCGACGGTGCAGGGTGCAGGTATCGAAGGTGCGACGGAAGCCAGCCAGCAAGCTGCTACCCGAGTACAGGCCGGACAAGATCTCACGAGCAGGGAAGCCATCCAAGATCTGGCGATTGCCGGTCTGGCTGGTTCGATCCTTGGTGGGACACTCGCTGGCGGGGGCTCGGCTGCAGGCATAGCCTTGAGACCTCAGGAGCGAGTGGCGGGCACAACAAACGACGACCTGATCAGTCGGGTCGATAACGCGCTGACGCCCGCCAGCGCACAGCCGGCGGCGGATGCTGCGGCACCTGTTGATCTGTTTGGGGACACGGTCACGGAGCCGCAGCGTCCGTTCGCGGAGGTGAGCAACGTCGATCTTGTGCAGGCTTTGCAGGCGGCGCAGACAGCGGCAATCAGCGACCCTGATGGCCCGATCAACCAGATGATCCCACAGCTGCGCGCGGAGGCCGAGCTTCGTGAGCTGGAGGTCGCCCCTCAGGCGATCGATACCGCTGCACTGTTCGAAGGGCAGACCAAGCAAAACCTGAACCAGACGCTACGTGCGCTGAGCCAGCAGGACGAGCTCTCGCCGCAAGATATTCAGCTCCAGACAGCTCTTCAGACAGAGCTTCGTCGGCGTGATGCGCAGACGACCGCCGACCCACAGTTGTCGATGATCCGCCCGAACGCGCCGCCGTCTCAGTCCCGGACCGCTCTTCAGAACCCGGCGCGCGCTGAGCTCTTCGCAGAAGCTCGCCGGATGGGTCTGCCGAAGGGTACGAAGTTCGAGAAGCAATCCAGATCCCGCACAATGGAGGAGCTCTATGACGAAGTCGTCGAGGCTGTGGAGACCGAAACCTCTGACGGGCCGACCGAGAAGCTCGCGGAAGGTATGGGCATGGGTCGCGATCTGGACGCGGAAATTGCTCAGGCACAGCAGGCTCGCGACACCATTGAGCTCCCTCGGGCTGCCGACCTTCAGTCTGCTGAGGGTGTTCAGGCTTACGCGGAAGCGATGCAGGCACGGCAGAAGGCAGACGCGCGGGTTACAGAGCTGGTCAATACCAAGCAGCGACTTCAGGACGCCCGTGATCGTCGAGCGAAGCGACTTGAGGCTGAGGCCGACAAAGCTGCCCTCGTGGGCGATCCCGACGGTGCGCCGTCTCTACGAGAGGCGTTTGCCGCCAACCCCGAGGACGGCCCTTCGTGGGTCGATCGGTACACAGACCTTCCCGCAGAGCTGAGCAGCGAGCAGCAGGCGGCGCTGACCCCCGCAGAGGCGGAAGGCTCGTTCGGAACAGTGTTCGCAGAGGCGCTCAACAGCGCTCAGCGTGCACGGCTGGCACGTCGAGCTGAGATGGATCAGCAAGAGCAGCAATTCACGCAGGCAGAGCGCGCCCGGATGGAGCAGGAAATCCGGCCCACAGAGATCACCGGGCGCAAGATCGAAGGCTCCGGCGTCACGGTCAGCTTCACCCGCGGCGCCCCTGTGACGTTGGAGCGTCGGGATGGGCAGTGGTTCAATGGCACCCAGCCCGTTGGGCGCAAGCTGGACGCAGCGATCACAGCGGTCCGGGAGAGCCGAGATGTTGAGGCAGGCTTCCTGATGCAGCGTCGGGGACCCCTCAACGTCGAAGGGACGAACGTCACGGCTCCGCCGGGCCCGGTACGCACACAGCAGGTCAAGGGCGCGGTCCAGCAGGCCATGTCCCGGATCGGCATGGCAGACACGAATGTCTATGTGGTTGCCAACCCTGCGGCACTACCTGTCGAGGTTGCGACCGAGCAGTCGCGAGATCTCAGCCAAGGCGGCAGGCTGCGCCCGATCTCCGAGATGGTGGATGAAGGTACCAACGCGATGGCGTCGGACAACGGCTCAGTCGCGATCTTCGCGGACAGGGTCAAAACGAAGGAGGACGCGGTAGCGCTGCTGTTCCACGAGGTGCTCGGGCACCGTGGGATGGCCGCGATGTTCGGCCAAGACCGAGCCAAAGCTATCATGGACCTGTACGAGAACAGCCCGGCGCTGAAGGAGATGCACGAGCAGTGGATGGTCGCGGTCGGTCCTGAGGCGATGGAGTTTTATGGCCAGATGCCCCTGTGGGTGCAGGTCGAGGAGGCTATCGCGGTCAAGGCCGAGAGCGGCCCGATCCGGGTATCTTACTTGCAGCGCATGAAGCAGGTCATACGGAAGTACGCACGCCTCTTGAGGTTGAAGAGTAAAGCGATCAGTGACAACGAACTCACCGCGATCTTGGCTGAGGCGCACCGGCGTGCGATGCGCGGTGAGGGTGTCAATGTCGGCAAACGTCCGGCGCCTGCTGAGATCCGGATGAACTCGATGCCGGAGGCACCGGCGATCTTGGATACTGCCCAGACCTACGGCGACCCGAACACCTCGACGCAGGTTCTGCGCCTATCGCTCGGCGCAGTGGGTGGTCTCCCTGACACACCGCAAGGCAACTCGACCGCGATTGGCCGGATTATGAAGGTTGCTGAGCAGGGGGCACAAGGTGCGTGGAAGTGGTTCCGTCAGGACGCGTCCGAGAACCTGCGTGCAGGTGCTCTGTACATCCAGTCGCTAGGGGACATCGTCAGCCGCTACGGCAACCTGTTCCCCATGAAAACGGCCAGCGGGCGCGATACGAGTGCGGTGACGTATTTCTCGGAGGCACGTGCTCTGCGCACATCTGTGCAGCAGATATTGTCGCGCCTTGGGCAGATCCCTCATGACAATCTGGGTAAGCTCTCGTCCAAGGCTCAGAAAGATACTCAGACCCTGATGAATGCGACCTTCGTGCGGCTCGACCCTCGGAAGCCCTTGGAGGCGCATGATCACCTGTCACCGCAGGAGCGCGTGGAGCTTCGCGGCGAGTACGCCGAGGCACGTGCAGCATGGGTACGGCTGGGCCGCGACGGGGGCCGTAAGGTCTACGACGACATGATCGCCATGAACGAGGCGACCTACTTCCAGCAGCACACACTGGACCTGTATGACGCGATCCGGGAGATCCCGGAGCTCCGCGCCAACATTCCGGCCGCGCAGCATAACCCGGTGCGAAAGTTCGTTGAAAGCGCCAAGAGCCAAGACAATCCCAGCACCGTGAGGGAGTTCTGGAGGAACGAGGCTGAGACCCTTCTCGCACAGGCGGAGAGGTTCTTGGCTGCGAACAAGACGCGGCAGCAAGGCCAACCAGATGCTGGAGCGGTCAGCACGCTGATGGGTGCGGTGGAGAGCCAGATCGGGAAGACGAAGGGTCAGCTTCGCCAGATGGAGCAGTACCCCTACTTCCACATCGGTCGCTTCGGGGATTACTACACGACGTTCAAGTTGAAGACTGTCGTCGGCCCGGGAGGCAAGCGAGTTGTCGATCCCCGGGCCCGGGAGGCGGTGTCAAAGGCATTGGACGCTCGTGGCTTCCACAACATCGCGCTCAACGAGAATGCCGACGGTGCGAGCGTGTTCATCCGTACCGAGAACCGCTCGGGTGCGAACGACCTTATCGCAATGGCGCGAGAGCTCATGCCCGGAGGGTATGTCACACAAGAGCCGAACACTGGCACAGTCGATCAGGCCAACCTACTCCCGGAGAGCGCGCGGCGCACGGTGGAGGCATTGGAGGCCGAGATTTCGCAGATGAACCAGCCGGTGGCCGGTGAGGACCAGAAGACCCTCGACGCGAAGAGGAAGTACCTGTCGAAGGTCAAGGAAGATCTTCGGGCCGCATACCTGAACCGCCTCCCTGACAGGTCAGCTGCCAAGGTCATGGCGCAAAGGAAATTCCGCGCGGGTTATGACAAAGACATGGTCCGTGCGTATGCGCAGCGCCAGCAGATCGCGGCCACATCCACCGCGTCGCGGATGGCTTCCGATATGATCGGCGAGGCACTGACAACCATGGAGGCGCAGGTACGGGACGCGCAGGGTCCCGATGTCTGGGCAAAGACCTCGATCCTGCGCGAGCTGTATGCGCGTGAGCAGGAGAGCCCTGACAGCGCGCTTTCCGGCTTCTTCGACGGTGCTCGGGCGTTCAACCACAACTACTTCCTCGCGATGAACCCCGGCTACTGGCTGACGCAGATTACGCAGGTCCAGACCAATACATGGCCTGAGCTCGTCAAGGCAGGGGTCAGCTGGCGCCGCGCGCAACAGTCGCTGATGAAGTCGGTTGACCCGGCGTCGAAGATCGTGAAGGCCACGATGGCGATCGCGAAGCAGCAGGGCTTCAAGGAGCACGGCGCTGACCCGACGATTACGACGGAGGTTCTCCGGACGATCCAGCTGGACCCGGACCCGAGAACTGACCAAGAGATCAAAGACTTTGTCATGTACATGGTCAACACCGGGTCGATCGACATCGGGTCGGCGGCTCGTGCGTTGGGTCGGGCCGCGGAGGGTCAGAACTCCGGTAAGTTCGACGTAGTCATGCGCTGGTCGGCCTCGGGCAGCTACTACCTTGAGATGACGACACGTCTGGTGGCGGCACTGGCGTCGCGCGACGTTGCGATCTCGAAGGGCCAAGACATTGATGGGCAGCGTGCTCTGGCGAAAGAGGTCATTCACGAAAGCCTGTTCAACTACTCGGAGAGCAACCGGGCAAGGGCGTTTGGCCGTCGCGGCATCATCAAAGAGGCAACACCGCTGGCGACGGCATTCCTCTCGTTCCAGTTCTACATGAACGAGAAGTATTTCCGCGAGTTCGGCATGGCTCTCGGGATCAGAGATGGTGACCCAGCGACGCGTGCGCAGGCCCGCCGCTGGCTGGGATCACACCTCGTGGCGATGGGCACGCTCGCAGGATCACTTGGATTGCCGTTCGTAACGATCGTTGCGCGGCTTATCGACGGCCTTGGGGATCTGCTCGACGATAGCGAAGAGCCGTTCCAAGTGAAGATCGCGTATCGCAACTTCCTTGCAGATACGTTCGGTGAAGATGTCGCGGAGGTTATGGCGCGAGGCCTTCCGCGAGCCGCGGGCTTCGACATTTCTCAGCGGATCGGCGCCGCAGATATTCTACCCTTCTCGCAGCTGATCGCGGATCGACGTCGGTTCGACGAAGCGTTCGGGGCCATGACGGAGCGGAGCTACGGCTCCGCACCTCAGATGCTCTCGGATATGATCATGGGCGGCAACCAGATCGTCGATGGTAACTTTTTCGAGGGTCTGCGCACGGCGCTCCCCCTCGGCCTGCGTAACCCGCTGAACGCCGTCAAGCTAGGCACGGATGGCTTTACCGACAGCCGGAACAATATCTTGCCGATGGACCCGACGACGTCCGACATCGTCTTCCAGCTGCTCGGTCTGAGCCCAGCGCAGCGCGCTGAATACAGCGAGGCGAACTTCGCCCAGTCGATCCGTCGTGGCTCGATCACGCGCGACGCAACCGCGATCCGGAAGCGCATCCAGAACGCGGTGCTGACCGGGAACAGCGAGGCGCTACGAGAAGCCATCGCTGAGGCGGGCGAGTTCGACCAAGGTGTCGATCCATCTTTCAGAATACTTCCCAATGTGTCACGATCTGTGGGACAAGCAGCTAGCAGGCAAGAACTGGCCCGCCTGATCGGCGCTCCGCTGGGCGTCAGGGCTACGGACCAGCGCGGTCAAGAGATGACCGGCTTCATGAACACGAGGTGACCCCATGGGCGCGGCTACGCATAACATCGTCATCGAGCAGGGCGCGACGTTCGAGCTCACGGCCACATGGACCGACGGCGGCAGCCCGGTCGATCTCACAGACGTTCTCGCTCGGATGCAAGTCCGCAAGAGGTACACATCTGATGAGGCGGTTCTCAGCGTCGACAGTGACACCCTCGGAGGCGTTACGGTGGACCCGCTCACCGGAGTTGTCGACGTCGAGATCCCTGCGGCTGATACGGCAGCTCTTCCCGGAAGACTGCGAGGTGTGTATGACTTGGAGCTACTGTTTCCTAGCGGGCGCGTCGTTCGATTGCTGAAGGGCCGCGTGCGCGTCGATCCTGAGGTGACCAAGGAATGAGCACAGTCACGGTCATAACGTCGACGCAGACCAACGCGGTCACCTTGGAGACGGATGAGACGGCTCTCACTGTGAGTACAGGCGGCTCGCAAGGACCTACAGGACCTGAGGGCCCGCAAGGCCCGCAAGGGCCCTCAGGCCCACCCGGCGTCCAAGGCCCGCAAGGCCTCATCGGCCCCGAAGGCCCTGCCGGACCTAAAGGCGACACAGGCGCCGCTGGCCCGACCGGCCCGCAAGGTCCAGATGGCCCGGTCGGCCCGCAAGGCCCCATCGGCCCCGAAGGCCCTACCGGCCCGCAGGGCCCTGAAGGCGACGTCGGCCCGGTCGGCACCCCCGGCGTGGCAGGCCCCCAAGGCCCTACCGGCCCGCAAGGTGACCCGGGGCCGGTGGGGCCCGAAGGCCCTACCGGGCCTCAAGGTGCTCAAGGTTTGACAGGCCCCCAAGGTCCGATTGGCAGCACCGGCACCACAGGCCCTCAAGGCCCAGCTGGACCAGTTGGTCCGACTGGTGCAGACGGCCCGATCGGCCCTCAAGGACCGGTTGGACCGGTTGGACCGGCGGGAGCGACAGGTCCTCAAGGCACCGGACTGTTGATCCTTGGCACGCTGAACAACACTGGTGAGCTCCCCTCGAACCCCAGCGACGGCGACGGCTACATCATCGACGGTGATCTCTGGGTCGCGAACGCCAGCACGTTCACCAACGCGGGGCCGGTTCAAGGCCCTGCAGGTGCGGACGGTGCGGATGGCGTCGATGGCGCACCCGGCGCGACCGGTCCTCAAGGACCTGCCGGTGCTGACGGCCCCGCAGGCCCTGCCGGTGCTGCCGGTGCCGACGGGTCTGTCTGGCGGACTGGTCCGGGCGTCCCGAACGACGGTACAGGTGTTGACGGCGACTTCTGGCTGGATACCGATACGGGCGACGTCTACGAGCGTGCAGCAGGCACATACTCCGTAGCTGACAACCTCCAAGGCCCCGAGGGTCCTGCAGGGCCTCAGGGTACAGTCGGCTTGACCGGTCCTACAGGACCTGTAGGCCCCATCGGTCCCGAGGGCCCCGAGGGTCCTGCAGGCCCCATCGGCCCCGAAGGCCCTGCAGGTGCAGACGGCACCAGCGACCCCGACGCGCGGATCGTCTACCCGGTCGAGGATTATCAGGGAGGCATCACGCTCAACGAGAGCGGCACAGTCGACAACAACACATCTGGGCGCCTACTGACCACGACCGGGACGAGTGGTCAGCTGACCATCACTCTACCTACGCAGGCGACCAGCGCGATCCGCGACGGCGCGATGTTCACGATCGTGAACAAGGGTCCGGACTACACGGTGCGGTTCGAGCCTGAGGCAGGTGCGACGATCAACGGCGACACAGTCACCATCGAAGCTCCTGACTTCTCCACGATCACTCTGTTCAAGATCGCGCCGAACGACTGGGTTGTCGGTACAGGTGTGCCCGGACCTGTGGGTCCGGTCGGTGCTGAGGGGCCTCAGGGCCCTGTCGGGCCTGCAGGGCCTCAGGGAGACACAGGCACCGGTCTCACGGTCCTTGGCGTGCTCAACAACACTGGCGAGCTGCCCGGGTCTCCGACGGATGGTGATGCGTATGTGATTGGCGGCAACGTCTGGATCGCGGATGGCGGCACGTTTTTCGATGCAGGTCCGCTCGTAGGCCCCGCAGGCCCCGCAGGTGCGACAGGTCCGCAAGGCCCCGAAGGCCCGCAGGGCCCTGAAGGCCCGCAGGGCCCGGCCGCCGAAAACGGGACCCCCTTCGCGGGCGCCCGGGGTGAGATCGTCAACAACCTGATCACGACGACGGGGACGTGGATCAGGACGTCCATGTCGAACGAGAGCTACGACACGCACAATTTCCTCAACCTCGGGGCCGCCGACGACGTCTTCACCATCCCTGCAGGTGTGACCCGGGTACGGATGCGCGCGTTCGTCGGTCGAGACAGCGCCGACCCGATGCCTACGTCGAACCAGTGGGCGTTCTTCAAGAACGGTGCGAACATCAGCTTCGGCGATGGCGATGTGGCTGTCGGTGTGCCCGTCTCCGGGTTCAACAACTCCGGCATAATGTTCACCAGCGGGGTGATCGATGTCGTAGAAGGCGACACGCTCGAGCTGGCGGGGTACCTCTCCGAGAGCGCGCAGGTTGACGGTTGGATCGAGCTTGAGGCTGTGGACGGCAGCATTGTGGCCAGCGGCCCTGCTGGGCCCACAGGCTCGCAAGGTGACCCCGGTCCAGCAGGTGCAACAGGCCCTGCAGGTCCTCAAGGAGATCCCGGGCCCACAGGCGCTGCCGGTGCTGATGGATCTGTTTGGCGATCTGGTGCGGGTGCTCCGGCGAGTGGTCTCGGTGCGGACGGCGACTTTTACCTCGATACAGCGACAGGCGACGTTTACGAAAAAGCGGCGGGTACGTACTCCGCAGTCGATAACATCCAAGGGCCGGCGGGGGCGACCGGCCCTCAGGGACCGACTGGCCCAGCAGGTGCAGACGGTGCAGACGGTGCAGACGGTGCAGGCATTACCGTTCTCGGCACGCTGGCGAGTACAGGTGACCTCCCCGGGTCTCCGACGGACGGTGACGCTTACATCATCGCCGGAGACCTCTGGATCGCCAATGGCGGCAGTTTCAGCAACGCAGGGGCTTTCGTCGGTCCTCAAGGACCTACCGGTGCGACAGGCTCCGCAGGCCCCCAAGGTGACCCCGGACCCGCAGGCCCCCAAGGTGACCCCGGACCGACTGGCGCCGCGGGTGCCGACGGTGCCGACGGTGCCGATGGATCTGTCTGGCGCTCTGGTGCAGGCGCCCCGTCGAACGCCCTTGGTGCCGACGGCGATTTCTATCTGGATACCGATACGGGCGACGTCTACGAGCGCACCGCAGGTACCTACTCCGTGGTGGACAACATCCAAGGCCCTGCAGGCGCAGACGGTGCGGATGGTGCAGCTGGAGCGACAGGCCCTGCAGGGCCGCAAGGTGACCCCGGCCCGACTGGCCCGACTGGCCCGACTGGCCCGACTGGCGCCGCGGGTGCCGACGGTGCCGACGGTCAAGGCGTCCCAGTGGGCGGTACAACCGGTCAGGTTCTCGCCAAGATCGACGACACGGATTACAACACTCAGTGGGTCGACCCCTCGTCGGGCGGAAGTTCGGGTGGAAGTTCGGGTGGAAGTACGGCCAGTTTCGACGGGACCTTCGACGCGGACTACGTGCCTGCGGGGTACACGATCAACG